GGGAGTGGGGTTCTGGGAGAAACCTGCCCTCACCAACCTAACGTCCGATACAGATTACACGATAATCGTTGAATTTTCGAAGCCATAAAAAGGTACGCTATACTGAAAATGCTACTTACTATACATACCATGAAATATATATTTATTTACTATAATGTATAGTAAGAAGGTCGTCGCGAATAAGAAAGTAATAAATGGTATATGTATAAAAAACGGTTGCTTTTCGCTAATTATAGAAACTTAGGTACAAGGAAATCACAAAATGACAGATTTAACAGGAAAAATAGTAAATAATTTGCTGGTTTTACACCTCAGTAAAAAGCCATACAGAGATACACGACCGAGACTGATTGTACCTAAAACCAACAGAAACAGATATTGGCGATGTAAATGTTGGTATTGCAACAGAGAGTTTGTACTTCGTTCTGATAATATAAATAAAAAGAAATGTAAATGCAGAAAATGAAAGAAACCAAAAAATGTATCGAATAAGACAATTAGATTTAGAGATTTTAGTCACGAGAATTAACAAAGCTACAAATTCGCCCATTGCTACATGTAGCAAACAAACAAATAAGCAGACTCAGTATATTCAATATGTCTGGAATATTGGCAATTACCACCTTGATTATGCTTATGGTGGTGTCAAACTTGTTAGAACTTGCAACGAGCGTGGTGATATCAGTACTGTTAGCACTGGCGGTTATGGCACAAAACGAGATTTATATAACTGGATGCAAGCATTTTTAGCTGGTATCGAACTAAAATAGAACACTGGAACTAAAATAAAAATAATACTTGACAGATGATAGCAGATATGTTATACTGTGTATAGTTAAATGAAAGGTAATAAAATGAACCTATATAGATTGTTTACAGAAAATAAGAACAAAAAATGGATATGTCAATTAGTTTCTGAGCATTTCTCAGGTTTTACAATGTATGAAGCTATAGGATACTGGAGAGGCAAACAGGAAAAAACTCTTGTTATTGAAATTGTATCTATCAGCTCTGCTGATAATTTCAAATTAAGGAAAATATGCGAGTCTATCAAAGGGTACAACAAACAAGAGTGTGTATTAGTACAGACCACCAAAGTAGATTGTAAATATATTTAAGGGGATTAAAATGGATAATTATACAGCTTGCAGCATTGCAGAAGGTTTTTGTGGCGGCGAAAATGCCGCAGAAAAAGAACAGATTGAAGCATGGCAGTATTTAATTGATACTGGTCTTTGTTGGAGTTTACAAGGCTGGTATGGTAGAACTGCTACACGCTTAATTGAAGCCGAAATATGTAAACCAAAGAGGAGTTAAAATGAATAGTGTTAACTATAACAAAGACAAATTTGATGTCGATGGATATGGAAATCTATATCCCATAGCCGGATTAGCTGTCACTTATGGGCATGAAGCAAAGCAAAAGGAAAAAACAAAAACAATATTTCGCCGAAAGGATAAGAAAATGAGTATTAATATGATTGAAAACTTGCCGGAACCCGTACAACACTTGTATTTCGCTGCATTAGAGATTGTAGGTGATTATAAGTCTTATGGGCCAGTATTACAAAAGGATGAGAACGATGAATATGGACCGGAAACAGCAATAGGTTTATTACAAGCAGCAGTTATTGAAATGGAAGGATAAAAATGATAAAATACTTCGCTAAAGACAAAGAAACAGGAGAAAAGACTGAGCTAAAAGCTACAGTATATAGTCAAGCGGTTAAGGAATTGCTTGCTATGCTCGAAATTGAGATTATCCGGAAAACGGTATCATTGAAGACGAAAAGAGTACGTCCCAAACACTCCCAGAAATGCTGGTCCTGTGGTAAAGAATTCAAGACAACAGATGGACGTATTCGCAATTGTCCCAGTTGTCGACTAAAACTCCGAGAAAAGCCAGAATTACAACGAGAATGTGCCCACTGCACACGAGAGTTTATAACAACAGATAGACGGGTAAAATACTGTCCGCAATGTGTTACACGGAATTATTTTGTGAAATACAAAGGTGCAGAGAAAATAGCGTGCCGGGCCTGTGATCGGGAAATATGCTTAGAACAGAGTAAGCCGAAAACCTGCCCGGCGATATGGTCTGCGTATAGTTCTATAAATAATAGTGGTTAACAGAAAGTGAGGATTAAAGTGATAGAATTTAGTGAGCAGGCAAGTTTAGATAGACCAGCGTGGACATCAGAACAGAAAACAGGAATGTGGAACGCGTATCAACACAAACATACTATTGTGCGTGGTTGATTTGAATTAGTTAAAAACTTTTACAATAGGGGCAAAAAATGACATGCAAAAAATGTGAACTTTGGTTAAGACGAGAATTGCCAAAACAAAGGAAAAAATATTATCCTGCTGGTCGATGCTTGAATTTAAGATTTAACAAAAACGGTCAGCGAATGTTAACTACTGAAAATACTAATTGTAATTGCGGAGAACGAAAATAATTGAACCGCTAACCACTACCGTTCCTATCGTCTCGGACGTGGCCTTCAAGGGCAAGTAGGGATTTATGAATGATGAAGATAAAAAATATGATATTAATATGCTTAGAATGCTTGTTAAACAAGCTAATAGTTTTGGGGCTAAACTAAGAGTTTATAAGCCCAAGTCTGGCAAATATGAATACTGTATAACGGGCTCAACGCCCAAACACCATAGAATACGTATGGGTGGAACGGCTTTTTGGCTTTATGATGAATTGATGAAGAGCTTTTGCAACGGGGTTTAACTGATAATTTATTGAAAGGATAAGAAAATGGATAAATACACAAGGGGGCCGTGGAAAGCGGTTGGAGCGTTTGTTATAACAAAAGATGAGAAAATAGATATTTGCTCGACTTGTAATGTCAACAACTTACCAGTAAGAGAGCAAATTGCTAATGCCCGTCTCATAGCCGCTGCTCCTGATTTACTTAATGCTCTTAAATATTATAGGGATGAATACACAGGAGCGGAACCTTCAATTAGCGTATTTGAACGCTTAGCTAAAGAGGCCATTACCAAAGCAGAAAGGAGACTAAAATGAACCTAAAAACAGTAATGCTAATGGGCTTGATAGTGGCTGGGCTGTTGTGCTGGCTTGTATATTACCTATATCAGGTAGTGAATGAATTACCACCAGTGAATTAAGGAGACCAAAATGTGTCTAACAAACATATCACCAGAAAGAAGTAAAAAGAAATTTCTAAAAGAAGCCAGAAAAAGAGGATATATTAGAGTTTGGAAAGTTTGTGATTATAGAAGAACCGGATGGTATTTTGCACGTTCACAACCGCATCAGTCAGGATTGCAAGAATCAAATCACCAAGAAAGTTCTAATATTGATTATGGCTGGCATGGATATTTATCTTTTGCAAAAGCCAAACGTATATTTGAACAAGGAGATTATTTAATGATTTGTTATGCCAAACCTTCATGGTTAAAAGGATTATCTCTTGCAACAAAACACGCAACATTTACTCATCTTGTATTTCCTGAATGGGATAAAGGAAATATGACAATCAGAGAATTTAGACAGATATGTAAAGGAGAAATAAAATGAAATTATCAAAAAAGAAGTCAATAAAACTTTGTATTGAGTTGTGGACATGGCTGGCAAAGACAGGAGAACTGAAAGGGGAATGGTCTGGATGGAAGGAATACGGTCACGCATTTCTTAATTGTTGGTTCTGTGAATATAGTCGGAAACAAGAAATAAGATACGGGAATCATCTATCCTGTAAATATTGTCCTCTTATAACGTCTGGTTTGACCAAACAAAAAGAGGGTTGGTGCAGTGTTTATTTTGCAAAGTGGAAAGTCGCCAAAACTCCACGTACTCGCAAGAAATACGCCAAGTTATTCTTAGAGCAGATAAAAACAATTAAATAGGAGAATAACATGAAACGAATTTTAATCACAGTCACCAGCGGTGTAGCTGAGGTCGACCAAAGTACAATACCGGAAGGAATTGAAGTTGAGGTGAGAGACTACGATATTCAAGGCATTAAAGACATTAAAGAAGATAACTGTGGTGATCTTTATAATGAAACCCTCTGGACCAGAATCGAATAGTATGGCGGCAAAAGAACTTACAGTTGATGATATTATTGAGCATGTGCGATGTCTTGAAGATTATCTTAAAGAAAGTGAAGAGCTTCAGGTGAAAATGCTCGATATATTTATATCTACGTTTGACCCAAAGGAGAAAATAGAATGAAAATATCAGAAATAAGTAAAAAATTATGCCATAAAGAAAACTGGACGGAAGAACTGGCCTATGTTCATGTAAGTAGACTGATAGTAGGTTTTATTCTTGGGTTTATTTTTGGTATTGTCCTATATTGGAGTCTATCGTAGGATGAAAAAACTATCTAACATCGAGATTGCAATGGTGGCAAATAAGTTATCGGATGGACTTATGTGTAGTCACGGTCTGAAAAACGCTAAGAAAATTGCATATTCCGCTTGGAAGAACCTACAGACAGAAGAAAAACGCCGGAAGGGATTAAAATGAAAAAACTACCTAATCCAAGAAAAGAGAAATATAGAACTGCCCACAAACAAAATAGTGATGGGAGTTATCATTGTACTGTTATGCCTGCTGATCTGAAATTAAAAAATCGCAAAAAGCCCAACCCAAACGTGTAAAATCAGGTTGATTTCTGCTAATTATAGAGGAGCAGATTGGTTCTCGGTACCACGATGCCCTGCGAAATAAGCCGGATACGGTGGAACGCAGCTAAACTGAGATTATTATGAAGTCCCCGGCCAGGACAGGCATTCTGTTCCTCTATTATAGGGACACTATTTATGAGAAAAATCAGCGAAAAACAAGAAATCGCATATAGATTATGCCATCCAGATTTCGGCGGTTTATCTCACAAACAAGCAGCTGTTAAAATGGGGATAACAGAAGGTGCTGTTTATCGACTGCTAAAAAGGATGAGAAAAATCGCACCTAACCTTTTTCCAATACTTTCACTTGAACACGCTCAGATATGGCGATTGTGGCAAGATGCCGGGTTGAATTGTAAGGACATCGCATCGTTGAAAGCGACTACGGAACGTACTATTCAAGCTAAGTTACGTTTGATTAAAAAGAAAATGAATTATACTACGCAACAACGACAAACGGTTAATATCGAGAACATTGACGAAACTGAAATTAAAAATAGATTCTAATTGAGCCGGGGATTGCACCAATGGCTGATTTCCAGCAACCTTGTAAATAAACGGATGCTACCTGGCTCTTTTTACGCTTCGGATTTGAAGATGAAACAATGTCCTAAATGTAAAGAAAAGTTGCCATTGAATTCTTTTGGTAAACATAAAGGCAAACGAGATGGTCTCCAAAGTTGGTGTAAAAGATGCCGTGCAAAATATAATCAATCTGGTCGAGCAAAAATAACCCAGGAAAAACAACGGAAAAGCAGAAAACATAAAGATTACCAGAAAGAATATTTTTCTACTATAAAAGGAATACTCATTCGTAAATATCATGATATGAAACAACGCTGTGACAACCCTAAACGCAAAGATTATAAATATTATGGCGGTCGTGGTATTAAATGTTTATTTAAGAAACCAAAAGAATTCATAAATTATGTAATAAATAGTCTACAAATTGATCCTCGTGGATTAACAATAGATAGAATTGATAACGATGGGCATTATGAACCGGGCAATATACGATTTGTAAATCAAGCTGAAAATAATAAAAACAGGAGATTAAAATGATTTATCCGAGAATCCGAAAATCACTAAAAGAAATCGGAAAATGGGTTATTGAGAGTGATTTATTTAATTATGTCCAACAGAACGGAACTATAGGTGACTATTTTAGCTACGCAACCGAAACCGAAGCACAAACGGCAGTAGACCTATATCATGCGAAACAAGACGTCCCGCAGTCGTTTAGTGATTTGGATATTGATCCGATGGAAATCCGTCAATTCGATAGTGGGGCTACCCGCGATACTGATGAAGGCAAATTAAGCTATGTAAAAGCCTTATCGCCTATTGCGTTGCAAAGATATGTTGAGTATCTTGGAGTACACCGCAAACAACCTGATGGCAGTATGAGAGATTGGGACAACTGGAAAAAAGGAATCCCAGAAGACGTATATCTTGATGGTTTAGGCCGACATTTTCTTTCTGTTTGGTTGTTAGCTCACGGTTTTCCGGCAGAAGATAATCATGGTCCGGTAGATTTAGTAGATTCTTTGTGTGGTGTTATCTTTAATGCAATAGGTTGGTTACATGAGACCATTAAACCAGACCGAACTAAGCCAGTGCCTAATGGGTATTAAAATGAAATTAGTATATTGAGCTATTTAAGGATAAAATAATGATAAAGAAGGTATATGTAGCGGGAAAATTAAATAGTGACGCTTGTGGATATATTAAAAATGTTCATCGAATGATTATTTGGGGTGAAAAAATACGTAAACTTGGCTTTGCGGTATTTGTGCCGGGCCTTGATTTTTTGCAAGGTATAGTTTTTGGAAATTGGGATTATCCAGACTATTTTAATAATAGCCAACCTTGGCTTATTGCGTCTGATGCAGTATTTCTTGTCCCCGGTTGGGAGACAAGCGAAGGAACTAAAAAAGAAATAGAACGAGCAAAAAAGCATAATATTCCTGTTTTTGCTGATTTAGAATTACTCGCAAAAGCATTGGGAGATATAAGATAATGAACAGAATCTTGTGCATAGGTGATTTGCATGTCCCTTGGGAACGCAAAGGTTATTTTAACTTCTGCTGTGATCTTTATAAACAGTGGGATTGCGATACCGTAATTTTTATGGGTGATGTTGTTGATTCTCATGCTGTCTCATTTCATCAAAAACACCCCGACCTTCCGGGGGCTTTACAGGAATATAAACTTGCTAAAGCAGGTGTTCAGCGGTGGTACAAACGATTTAAGAAAGCAGTAGTAGTAGTAGGCAATCACGATGAACGAATTATCCGTGTAGCTAATGACCGGGGCATTCCTGAAATTTACCTCAAGAGTTATGAAGAGAACTGGGGGACGCCGGGATGGGAATGGAAATATGACCACGTTATCGATGATATTTATTTTTATCACGGCACAGGTCAAGGTGGCATTTATCCTGCCGCTAATGCTGTACGAAAGATGCTTATGTCATCAGTGCTCGGCCACAATCATACTGCATCAGGTGTGAAATATTATGCTAATCCACAACGTAGAATTTTTGCTTGTGACGTTGGATGTGGAATTGACGATGCGAAAATGGCATTTGCTTATGGGCGACACAATAAGCAACGAAGTATACTTAGTGCTGCTGTGATTATTGACGGCGTACCTTACGTGGAACCGATGAAAATCGGTAAAGGTAAGGCTTATCATGATTCTAATTTTTAGGAGATAAAAATGAGTAATTCACCAACATCAAGTGGTATCGGCATAGGATGTGTTTTAGCTATAATATTATCATGGATGAAAAATGCAAGTATATTATGGGCTATATTACACGGAATGTGTGGTTGGGTTTATGTTATATACTATGTAATTACCAGGAGTAATTAATGGGTAAAGGTTCAAGACCAAGACCATGTTGTACTACTCGAGAAGAACAAGAACTCCGGGCAGATTGTATGTACGGTAAAATTACGTTAGGTGAGTTTAATAAACGTTATGAGGAACTAAAGAAGCGAGGTTTAATTCGGCGAAACGGGAGGATAGTGAGATGAGAATGCCAAATAAAGATGAAAATTTAGTTGGAAAAGTATGTGTGTGTTCTATCAGTCGTCCATTTATCGTAACGGGCAAGCGACAATTTGATTGGGGAGAATCTTGGGTTGGGCTTGGTTTAGATGGTAAGGGTACCGTTGCAAGTACACAACCTTGTGTTATAGCTGAATCTGGTCAAGAATTCCACGATAAACTATTAGATCGTTTTGGTGGCAAAATGTCATATAATGGCTGATATATTATGACCAAACCCAAACAAACCAGATACGAACGCAAGAAAGCTCGCCGGAAGCTATTTAAGGGGCTTACTGGACCGGCGAGAGGGAGGAGAGCAGGGAAATGATAGAAGAACTATTAAGAGAAACAGGAGAATTTGAAGAAAAAGATATTAAAGAATCTGCAAAATTTGTAGAAGATTTTGTTGATACCGCCTTAAAAGTATTTAATAATATGCGGGAACTACCATCTATATCAGAATTAATGAAACCATAGAAAAATGACCCCAACTGAAATCCTAAAATCAAGGAAAATAATATGACCAAACCCAAACAAACCAGATACGAACGCAAGAAAGCTCGCCGGAAGCTATTTAAGGGGCTTATTGGACCGACCCGGGGGAGGAGAGCGAAATGATAAAGTGGATAATAAATTGTAAAATATTAAGACTTCATCAGTGGGCTTTGATACCTGTAGAAGTACAAGATAAAAAGATTTTACGATATGAGGTCATTTGTAAGAGATGCAATGAAAAATGCAAAGACTTAAGAGTGATCATAGCCCTTATAGAGTTAAACAACAAAATTAGAGCAGGGATTATTTGTCCCATTGTTGGTTAAAATGACTTCAACCGAAATACTGCAATCTGTTAACTATCCAGAGGACATACTTACGTTGGATTTTGAATCATTCTTTAATTCAGAATATTCTCTCAAGAAGATGTCAATAATTGAGTATATCACTGACGCCCGATTCGAGTTCACCGGCCTTGGCATTAAAATCAACGACAGCGATTCAGTATTTATCCCCGGCCCCCAAGTCCCTTGGGCGGTTAAACGGCTACAGAAGAAGTTTGGCAAGGCACTGCATAACGCAACGGTTGTAGTGAAAAACAGTAAATTTGATGTCCTGATTCTGGCAGAGAAATTTGATATTTACCCGCTGTATGTCATCGACATTGAGGATTTGAGCAGATACTACGATTCTCGAATGAAGCACGACCTTAAAACGCTCGCTAAACTTTTTAAGCTCCAGGCTAAAGGTGACACTTCGCAGTTCAAAGGTCAGCATTGTGCTGATATAGACTGGGTAGCAATGAAAGAATACTGTCTGGGCGATGTCGATCTTGAATCACAGTTGCTCGATATACTCTTGCCGATGATTGATAACCCGGAAATTGAGTTTCAGTTAATGCAGCATACTTTGAATTTGTATCTCAAGCCTACGTTTCAGTTGGATTTTTATTTGGCTAATGATATTTTATATAATATGGATGTTGAACTTAATAAAGACTTGGCTAAAGCATCATGGATACTCGAAGACTATTTCACCAAGAAAAAGAAAACTATTGTAGATATACTCCGAGCCAGAACTATTTTTCCGGTGATTCTGGCTGATACCCTTCCAGAGGGTGAAGAAGTGCCGATGAAAGCCGGTAAAAAGCAGATGATACCGGCTCTGGCTCAAGAGGACGTTGCTTTTCAACTACTTCTTGCCCATCCGAATGAAGATGTACGAGACCTTTGTAAGGCTAAAGCAGCTTGTACCAGTTGGCCTTTACACATGAAGAAGGTACAGAGCCTTATCAGACAGACTGAATGTTTTGGCGATGGTGTGCATATACCCCTCAAGTTTTACGGTGCTCATACCGGGCGTTGGTCAGGGACACAGAAATGGAACCCACTTAATCTCGGCGGCAAGGGACGTGGTAAACCGATTCATCCTCTGATAGGTAAAGTTCGCCATACTCTACTTGCACCTGATGGATATAAACTTCTAATCGCTGACTCTGCTCAGATAGAAGCCCGGGAATTGGCTTGGATTTCAGGACAAAATAATTTAGTGAAAGGTTTTGCTGATGGACAAGATATTTACTCTGCATTTGCCACACAGCTTTTTGGCGAGAAAGTACGGAAATCTGGTAAATCTGATTGTCCTGAAAAAGCAAAAATACTTACAATCAGGAGGGGTTTCGGGAAAGATGCTATATTGGGTTGCGGATATGGAATGGGGGCGAACACTTTTTTTGATAGATGTCGTCAGAATGAGACACTTAGACCTTTTTTTGATTCCGGTGAGTACGATTGGGATTTCATCAATAATCTCATCAAGACGTATCGAACCACCTACGCCCAAATTCCTAAATTCTGGAAGGTCGTAGAGAAGTGTTTCCGTTGGGTGACGAAGTATCCGAATGAGGTGATGACGTATTATATTTCATCTGATAATGTCTGTTTGCATAACGAAATGGAAAAACAGAAACCAATTATTAAAAACGCAATACTTACATTTTGGAAAGAAGGAACAACTACGATTATCCAGTTACCATCAGGTCGGCGATTATTCTACCGCTATGCTATTGTCGATAAAGATAATCAGATTAAGTATCTTCATGGGTATCTGTGGGGTGGAAGTATCACGGAGAATATTATTCAGAGCATCTGCCGCGATCTTCTTGCTGGGTGGCTGCTTGAGTGTGAACGCCAGCAGATACCGATTATATTACATACGTATGATGAACTTGTTGGATGTGTGCCTGAAGATCGGGCTGAAGAAAGTCTCCAGAAGATGATGGAGATTATGAATACTGGTCCTGATTGGGCGTCTGGACTCCCGTTAGATACAGAGGGATGCGTGTCATCGCATTTTAAGAAATGACCTTATATTATTTTATTATTTGGGGTATCCCAACAATTTACAAGAAAGGTTTATCTTGGCATCACATTAAATGTGCGTGGTTCGCCGCCAAAATAATTAAACGGCTTGAAAGACATAAATGAACCGCAGAAATTTCCTCAAGAAAATAGGCATCACCTATGCTACGGCTGTCGTGGCCCCAACTGCGTTGGTGAGGGAGAAGCCCGGTATTGATTGTAATGCTCCGGTTGAATGGACAAATGGTATTCGCGGGATTCGTGCTAAACATATAATAATTGGTGATTATCCTTATGGTATTCCATATTGGGTAGAGAAAAATAGATATTATGACAAAACGCAGAACAAAAGCCGATAAAATAGAAGACCAATATACCGCATTTAAGCGTGCCCAAGAGGGTAAGCCCTACAAGCGGTCAGGGACTAAGGACGGAAGTATTGCTACCCACCCAATGGTGCCGGTACGATGCCCTTATCCCGAAAAAGATGTATTACATGATTGTTTGGTGTGGTTAAGACGAAATAGGATACCGTGTGACAGAAACAACACGGGTGCCGGTCAGATGGGAACCAGTGGATTTTATAGCTATGGAATCCGCAATGGCGGGGACATCATGGGTTGGCTACCCAATGGTATACATTTTGAAATTGAATGTAAACGGGGTAAAGGTGGCCGGTTGAGTAAAGGCCAACAGAAGCGAAGACGTGATATTAGAAAAACTCCTGCATATTATTTTGTAATACATGGTGTCGAAGAACTGGAACATTATTTTGAGAGATTAATATGAGCAAACGTGAGATAAAATTTCGAGCTTGGGATAACAGAGAAAAGAGATATGTCTCAAGTAGTATGGTTCAGAATCAGGTAATTCTAACTGAGCCAACTGAACATGGATTCAAATTGAAAACATGCTTTATCTTAGAGCAATTCACCGGTCTTCTCGATAAGCAGGGCAAAGAGATATATGAGGGGGATATAATTAAATATCCAAATGAGATTTATAGGATGTTTAGGGCTGTTGGGTGGGAAGGTGAAATTGATGGATTTGAACTTGTCGTGTGGAGCGAAAAGAATATCGCATTTATGGGCAAAGACTTGAATCGCTTACAAGAAGGATACCAACTCGAAGAAATATCACCTCGTTATCTATGGGTATTAGAAATGGCGAAAAAGTCGGAAGTCTTCGGCAACATACATCAGAACCCGGAATTATTGGAGATTGCAAATGGTAACTAAACGAAAATTACATTTATCAGCATCGTCTATAGCAAATTTCAAGGCTTGCCCTATTAGGTTTAAGAATGCAAACTATCTGGGAATCAGGCCCGACGAAGATACCGAGTCTCAGCGTGTCGGGTCTTTCTGGCACCATATCCTCGACATCAATACAAGAAAACCCGGAAATGTCTGTGAACGATGTGCCAAGAAGTCACTACCTGACCCCCATTGTACTCTGTGTGCCGGAACAGGATTCTTACCTGATGACATCATGGATGCCGTAACTCGTGAACTTAACAGGATTTATGAAGGAAAAATTTGGGATGGAGTAGAGGTAGAACGAATTAAACTTCTTTATTCTCTGATAGGATACCGTTGGTATTACGAAGACCAGCCGGAAGATGTAGTGACACGAGAACAGAAATTCGAGCTAACCCTTATTAACCCAGAGTCAGGTCGAGCATTGCCAGGAGTAAAACTGGTAGGCAAGATTGATAAAATTATTAACCAAAAGGGCAGACCTGCGATTAAGGAGCATAAATCAACAGGTAGTTCAGTTGCTCCTGATTCTACTTACTGGGGCCACTTAAATCTGGATACCCAGACCAAACTCTATCTTTACGCTACTCGTAGAATGCAAGCCGCTGGCGAGTTGACCCCTTGGAAAATCAGGCCAGATGATTCCCCGATTAACACGATTCTATATGATGCCTGGCATAAACCTACGATTAGGCCGAAGAAACTCACCCAAGCTGATAGTAAAGCGTTTGTCGAGACTGGTGAGTATATGGGGCAGGGGTTTGATGTAGTTATAAAAGGTGGATTAGAGATAGATCCAACAGGTAGTCCAGCTAAGGAAACTGGAAGAACTTATTTTGTTAATGGCACTCAGGCTGTGTGTGAGCCCGGCAAAAAAGAGGGCACCTTTGCTATCCACGAGACCCCGGAAATGTATGGTGCCCGGCTACTCGCTGACATCGGGGAACGACCTGAGTTCTACTTCCGGTGTGTTGAGATAACCCGCACTGATAAGGAGATGGAATCTTTTGAATGGGAATTGTTGCATATCTATCGCACAATGCAAAGCATGATTAAGTCGGGTCACTTTTATGGAGACGAACATGCCTGTGAAGCTACTTTTAAGTGCGATTATTTGGAGTTTTGTTATAACGGAATTGAACTGTCAGTTGATAATGTGCCAAGTGGAATGAAAGCAATCTTTAATGAGAAAAATTAAATTATCACAAGGTAAATATGCTTTAGTTGATAACGCAGATTATAATTGGTTAAATCTGCACAAATGGTTTGCTACCCGAGGTCATACTGGAATCTGGTACGCTGGTAGGAATCTAAGATTACCATCGGGTAAACAAATGGCAGTGCTTATGCACCGTGAGATACTCGGTTTAACAACAAATGATGGAAAGATTGTTGATCATCGAAATCGTAATGGTCTTAATAATCAACGACATAATATAAGAGTTTGTTCAAGAAGTGTAAATAACAGAAACCGTAGAGGTCGTGGTACGAGTAAACAAATAGGCGTATCTTATAATAAGAGAGAAGAAAAATGGGTAGTAAGAATTACTGTAGGGACTTATGATACTGAGTTAAAAGCCATAAGAGCCCGCAACAAAGCGTGTAAGCTACTTTTTTCAGAGGAGAAATAAAATGTTTAATATATTAAATTGGCAAAATTCGTGTGAATTTTTTCTTATAAAAGATAGCAATCTCGATGTAATTCAATATTTACATAGTGATGGTAGTATATATAATACTATCGAATACTGGCCTACACGAGAAGCCGCCCAAGCTGTGCTGGATAAATTCCAGCCGAAACATGTTTGGAAACATGGGGATGTGTTTAGATCAGGATGTGGTCACCATCGTCCCATGATCTATCTTAAAATTGGTGATAGATCGAAAGCATTTTGCCTTCACTCACCGATAAGTGGTCCGTCATCACACATAGACGTGGATTTACATAACGCCAAATTCCTCTTTAATATCAAGGAGAAAATCTAATGAAAATACCACCAACACGAAAACCGCCCAAAAAACCAGCACCACCTAAACGACAGGTACCGGCTGTCACTAAACCAGCAGCTAAAACATTTAAGACTGCTACATGGGATACTGCCGAAGAGGGTCATCGTATTATGCTATACGCTGATTCGGGGATGGGTAAGACGACGCTTGCTTCGATGCTTCCCAATCCAAAGTTTGCTGATTTCAGAGGGGGTAGTGATAAGATTAAGCATCCCCTTACTAATAAGAAATTGACATATATCCCCAATGTCGAAACTTTTGATGATGTCCGTAATCTTTGTCACCAATCAGGTCTATTTGAACCAGGTGATAGTTTTGTACTTGATACTGGTACTAATTTTGAAGATCATGGTTTAGAGTGGACTTTAGAAAATATCCAAGCCGGTGAAAAAGGCAAACACTACACTGCAACCAGAATTGAAGGCTATGGTTGGGGCAAAGGTTTTCGACATCTTTATGATACCATGAAACTCCCGCTTGCTGATTTCGATACCTTGATTCGCAGAGGGGTGAATGTAGTTATCTCATGTCAGATGCAACAAGTTGAAATCGCCCATTCGGGCGGTGAAAACTTCTTATGTGATGTTCCTAAGCTCCAAAAGGCTCACGGCAAAAGTACACCGTCTGTCTGGGGATTATGGAACGAATGGGCCGACCACGTTCTTAAAATCGGATATGGTGATATTCAAGCGTCAGACGGTAAAGCAGCCAGCACCGGAGAACGTGTTATATATGTTCACGGTCAGGTTCATTTTAAGGCAAAATCGAGGACTATCCCAAGTGAGTATCCAGTTGTATCTTTTTCCTCACCATCTGATGATAGTATTTGGGAATTTCTTTTTAATGAAGCTTGGCGAGATATACCGACAGAGGAGGGACAAGTATGACTCTGACAATCAAAGGTGGCAAAGAACCACCACGTAATCTGCCATGTCCTTGTGGGTCAGAACTCAAACATAAGCACTGTCATGGAGACCCGGCGAAGAAAGTTGCCTGTGAGGTAGCAGTCCGTGAGACGATGCTTCGGTTGATTATGCAAGAGAAGCATAAGCGTGGTATGATAACTGATGAACAATTAGAAATGATACTTAATCCTAAAGGAGAAAATGATGAGCGAGAAGAGAGTAGAATTGTCTATTAGAAGTAAGGGGAAGAGAAAGCCTAAACCCATTATACCAAAATTAGAGTTGTTCCTTGAACCACTGGGAGATAGTATTACAGTTCGCGGTAGGGATAAGGATGGTGACGACTGGTATATTTTAGAAATAACTCCCGAAGGTAAACTAAAACGTAGTCTTGCCGTTGTCGATGATATAGGATTACAAGTAAATAGAAACGGACAAATTTTGGAGGCTAAATAATATGGCACAAGTAGACAGAACCGGAACTTTTCGTTTTAGTCAAGTTCTCGAAGCAGGCGTAAGTAAAACCAAAAATGGACTTCCCTCATTTAATGTGAGGTTACTCCTCAGTGAATATTATGATGAAACAGAAGGAGAATGGGTAGATTGGTCTGAGTATGATGTAGAAGTGTCGCCTTATTTCTGTCTTTTCGGTGTTGGCAAGAAATCAGGTAAAAAAGAACCTACACTTAACCATCAGCAAGTTATGAAGGTATTCGGTTGGGACGGTAAATCATTCCAAGTTCTTGCTAATGGAGATTATTCTAAGACCACAGGCCAAGTCAGGATAAAAGATAATGACCCTGAATATGCCGACAAGAACCCATTCCAAGTCGCATTTATTGACGTGTTCGACGCTGACCCGGGCAGTCAGCTTCGCAAACTGGATGCTAAGGAATTGAAGAAACTCGATGCCGAGTTTGCTCAACTGTTGCAGTCATCCGGCAAAGCACCAGTAGCGGCTACGGTTCCGGCCAAGAAAAGTACGAGACCGAAACCGCCGAAAGCTACACCCGAGGAAAAACCTATATCAGAAGAAGACAAGAAAGCTGCGTTAAAGGCCAAGTCGGATAGACTTAAAGCTGCTGGTAAGAAGAAACCGGCACCCCCCACTCGTCAGGCACCTGAACCGGTTGCACCTGAAACCGCCGCACCTGAAACCGCCGCACCAAAGATCCCGTCCACGAAGGAATATACTAAGCAGCAAGCCTGGGAAATCGTGGTAGAAATGAAGGATGATAACTGCGATGATAAACAACTTGGTGCTTGTTGGAGTGCTGCGGTAAATGATATTGCTGGTGATACACCAGACGAAGACGTAACCGGCCAGCAATGGGGGGTTATTGTTGATAAGGTTCTCGATGAAGTGGGGAAATTCTGATGGAAATTAACGTAACAGATGAAAACTACGAAGGTCGGGTTTATGAAGTTATGGTAATGTGTCGTAATTGTAATGCAGGATCTTCACAACATGGCGGTAATATATTGATAGTAGTGCCCTATGGTGAACCGTTAAAACCATTCCTCCGAGAGATAACCTGCGAAAACTGCGGCTGTGATGGGTTTATGGGGATACTGTAGTTTATAATCGCCAGCGGTCACAGAAGTGCTGGTCGCTGGTTTAATGTCCCGGGAAGGGGTGGGTGCAACCATAAGTCGCTTACCCCTATTTTTGGAGACTATGATGGATGAAATAAAAAGACTTCAAGCCGAGAATAAGAGACTAACAGAAAATAATCATCTATTGCATGAATATATTGAACAGAACCGAATTACGTATCTTGTAACCGAAAATGAGGAACTTAAAAAGGCATTAAGAAGCATATGTTCCAGATGTTTGCATTTGGAAAAGGTCCAAGAAGTTCTGAAAGATAACTAATGACCTTCGCAACAGATTTTGAAATCTACCAGCAGAATATCTTCCCTGCTATGCTTGAAGTCTTAGCCGAAGATCTCGGGGTAAAGGTCTCATCACTTCAGCGGTTAGGTGTTGGATTTTATCCAGCGAAGCAGTGTTGGGTTTTTGTTGAAAGAGACCATAAAGGCGAAATCATTGGTCTCCAGTTACGTTATCCAGACGGCAAGAAGATGATGGAGAAGGGATCTAAGCGTGGGTTAATCTACCCTTATAACGAGAACTATATAGAAGGAGAAAAACGATATGGTAAATCTGGATATTATTCATGGGTGCAAGTGCATAGAACCAAGAAACCATGCCCGGTCTGTGGTCAATCAGACTGGTGCAGAGTATCCTCAGATTATGAAGACCCGCAAGGTCCATCTGCTGCGGCATGTAGTCGTATCGCAAAAGGTTCTGTGCAGGACATATCTCCTGATGGTCATCTCCATATTCTCGATTCAGGGTGTCAGCGAGCCGGGATGCGGGAGACTAATCAGTCAATCCTGTATCAGACTGAACTGCCGATCCTCATTGTGGAGGGTTCGAGTGACGTGCTTGCGGCTCTGGATCTGGGCTTTGTGGCGATTGGTCGGCCTTCTGCTAAAGGGGGCATGGAAGAACTCAAACAGATGCCCCTTGCGAAGAAAGAAATCTGGATAATAGGAGAGAACGATGCCGGTGTCGGCAAGAAAGGAATGGAGAAAACTTTTCTCAATCTTGAACACTTATCTGATAAAATCTCCTGTGTGATGCCGCCAGAAGGGATTAAAGACCTCCGGCAGTGGGCCGAACGTGGACTAACCCAAGAAACACTGACTGCTTACGTACAAGAATTTGGTCAGACTAAACTTAATGATCCCAACGTTTTTGGTGATGATATTGCATTGACCATCGCAGGACGGTTTCTGGAAGAGTATCAGACTGATGACGGCCAACAGACACTAAGGAGCTATCATGGAGACTGGGCCATCTGGAATGCTGGCAGATATAATTGTATAGACCAGGACGTATTCAGGGGTAAATTGTATCAGTTTCTTGAAGGCAAGCATTACATAACAGTGACATCAAAAGGAATTGAGGTAATTCCCTATAAACCAACCCGGGGTAAAGTAAGTGACATAGTAGATGCTTTAAGTGGTCGTTGCCCTGTTGTTGGCACCCCGCCTACCTGGATAGACCAGAAAGATAGACCTAATATAACCAATTTGATAGCTTTTAAGAACGGTCTCCTCGATGTCGATGATTTTTGTAGGAATAAAATCACACTCTTGGAACCAACGCCGGATTTATTTACATTCGCAACGCTTCCATACGATTATAGTTCTGGAGCATGGTCTGACTTATTTGAAGAAATCTGTGATTCTATATTTAATAGTGATGCGGATAGCATACGACTACTTGCCCAGTGGTTAGGCTATAATATGGTCTATGACACCAGCCAGGAAAAATTTATGATGTTCGTAGGCCAAACAAGGTCGGGTAAAAGTACAATCTCAGATGCCTTAGCTGCAATGTTAGGCTCCGAACAATGTGGAACAACGAGTCTACCCATGCTGGCTAATATTCATGGTCTCAGTTCGTTGATAGGCAAGTCAACAGTAATAGCTGGTGACATTAAGGGCACAATCCGTAGGGCTGAAATGGATGCTGCCCTTGAGAATATTCTTAGAATTACTGGTAGGGATAAAGTTCCCATCAATCCAAAATTTGTAGCTCCTTATGATACAGAACTCCCTTGCAGATTTACAATGGCGATGAATGATTTGCCTATGTTTACAGACCATTCGAGGGCCATCGTTGCCAGAACACTGATATTGAATTTTCCGAACTCTTTTTTAGGCAGAGAAGACTTTACATTAAAGAATAGGCTCAGGGAAGAAGCGGCAGCAGGGAAGTTGATTAATTTTGCTCTGTGGGGTTTGAAGGATCTTAGAGAACAAGGACGATTTATAGAACCTGAAGCATCACAAAAGAAAATGACTCGGTTTATAGAACTAACATCGCCAATGCAAGCCTTCGTGGAAGAATGCTGTTATGTAAACGACAAGGCTAAAGTCTTAAAGAATCAAATGTATGAAGCCTGGAAAGAATGGTGTGCCGCATGTGGCAGGAAATCAGGTAATAAAATGCTTTTCGATAGCTGGTTATGCCAGCATGTACCTACAGTTACGTCGAGGACTGAAGGTGATGCACAGTTGTATTGTGGGGTAGTGCTAACGCCCGAAGCGTTTAGGGTTTATCTTGGTCGACCTGGGTAGGAGGAGTAAAATGAAGAAAATGGCGAATGATGGTTTTAAGATATGTGAATTTTGTGGTTGTCACACAAACGCAAAATTACGAAGGTGTTGTATTGCTGGATATGAAGCTGACTTAAGAAAATCATTAATACCTAAACTGTGGGAGGAACAGAAAATGAGTGAAAAATTACATGTACGATTGAGACAAGCTATAAAAGACCGTGATAAAATTGACGAAGAGGTTAGGAGATTAGAGAAAAGGATTAAGGAAGAAGAGCAAATGAAAATACCGATGGTGCGTAAAGCAAGAATTTTTGACGATGATAGAATTATTATAAGGCTAAGGGAGCAGGCTAAACACCTTTTTGAATTTGTCGATAACAACATTATTATATTAGACTCATGCGGACGGTTATGTAATAATTGGAGTGCGGATGAAGAAAAACACAATCAGTCTAATATGGCCGAATACAGTAACGTCGAAACCCTTTTTGAAGGAGACTTAGAATGAAACCAACAAATAAGTCACTGTTCCCATATTATACAAAAATTGATTTATCAGAACGAGAAGACTGGCGAGAATATAGGTTTCCGGGTGGAGAAACCGTCCGAATTGAAAATCCACAATTTCTTATTGTGTCTGATAACGGGCATCGAATAGGATGTGGAGAAGGTGGGGGACTATCTTATTATATTCCTTATGGGTGGATTTGTTTAATGTGGCGAAATCGAGGAGATCGCAAAGAAAATTTCTATTGTGAAAATCCAGAAAATAATGAAGGAGAACAAAAATGAATTACTTTATGTTAGACGGGAAGAAAATTCCTATGAGTGACGAAACTGCGAAGAGTTTGCGAAAGAATCAAAAGATACCGATGGTGCGTAGAGCTATTTCTTCTTTTTATAAGGAAGATAGAATCATTATAAAAATTACGAAGAAGATGAAGGATAAGATTAAAGAATATTCACATAGTGGCGTATTTGTTTTTGACAAAAACGGAAAGTTGTGTAATCATTGGCCCGAAAATGATATAAAAGAGATAAAATCTTCTTATAATAACATCGAAACGCTTTTTTGAAGGAGAATTAGAATGAACGATCGAAAAAATCTATTACTAATGCTACTATGTCTCGTTTGTTTAGCAGGAATCTCCTGCGGAGGATTCATCGACCGCCTCACCCCATGCGAGATCACGGTGCAATCTACTGATTATGCCGAAGCAGAATTCCCTCCGTTGGGGATTATGACACTTTATGAAGCCCGACAGATTAAAGACCGTATTAAGATTAAACACCGAGTGACTCAAACCAGTCTGAAAAGATTAGCCGAAGACGATAAGACAAAGAACGATGATGCACTCGGGTTTATAATTGATAATATTGCAGCGTCAGAAAAAGTTCAAAGCGTTGTTGTTGGCAGTCTTGAAAATCCAATGAGTCTAATGGGATTGCTTGGTATATCTGGTTTGACATTTGTAGCTGGTAGTGCCCGAAAACGTAAAAATGATAAATCACCAGACGAAGTAAACGAAATTGTAGCGAAGGCTAAAGCGTCGGCTATGAAGGAGAAATCGTAATGACTAAGAATGAACAAAAAATAGCAATGTTAATTCAGAGACAACAGGAACATGATGTAGAATTAAAACGGTTAAAAGGAAAACTTTTAGCTGTAGAACGGGAATTTGGACGGTATGAAGCTGAATATAGAGCATATTTGAAGAAACAACACCGTATCGCTGATTGGTTTGAATCCTTGTATATAAAAATAACGCGGAAGAAGCCAAGAACCAAAAGAGAGATAACACGTAAAGTACAAAAGAGAATGGCAAGAATTTTCTATAAAGGGGGGCGGGCGTAATGTCTAATGAAGAAGATTTGGATTTGGTACAAACAGCGTTATGTCACTTATATACTCCTTATGCTCGACTTAATGAAACGAGTGGTGTTATCGGAATATTCATTGGAAATGAATTTAAGGGTACTGTAACGTTTGAAGAACTTCATAAAACAAGGCATTCGCCAGGAAAATTTATTGAATTTATTAAGAGTAAAGTGGAGAAAACAAAATGAGCAATTTGAAAGAATTTGATATTAGCAAAGAATTATGGCGAGAATATGATTTTTTCGGTGGTGTAAAAACTCCTGATGGAGAACCTTCGGTTAATTTCTAATGCAGCACTTCCGCTCAAAATCCGATATTATAAGATGGCTCGAAAAACACTGTCCAAGGAAATCTATTGTTCGTTCCCTGAACAATGTCGAGTTGCTTGGTGGCTTCGACCCAATCCCGCCGACAACTCGGCCTGGGTGGATAGTACGAGTGACCTCTATATTCGATGAAAAACGAAAATGGATTGTGGCTATTATCCCGCATAAAGGTACGCCCACCTGTGGAATCAGGATACTGAATAAAGTGCCTTGGAAATATTGGACGGGTTGCCGGTACCCTGAAGTGCTTGCCAGAACAATGGGTTATGATTATATTTATAGTGGTGATAAACCTTGGTTATATGCAGCATTAAAGGAGAAGAGTAAATGAAGGCATTTGAAAAGTGGTGGAAAGATTATTTGACTAAAGCATCAATAGATAAATGGCATGAATTGATGTTGAAACAAATGAAACCATTATATAAATTTATATGGAAAGCAGCGTTGGAGTGGATATTTATGCAAAGAACAAAAATTTTGGAAAAAGATGGTTCAACAATAACAACTAACTGTATAAACGCAGATATAATAGAAAATGAATTGGAGAACGAATGAAAGAATTTGAGAAGTGGTTTGCTGAGAATGTAGCAAACAAACCACCAATATTAAGTAGTGAGATAGAAAAGAAAAGCTTTAAGGTGCCAAATAGTACATACTTTCACTATAAAAATGGATGGGGAGCGGCGTTGGAACAGTTGTATGAAAATATAGATTTTGCAGATTCACCTGAAAGTATACGAGCTAAAATTAAATCTGAATTAGGAGATTAATCATCATACACCCAATTATCTATAAAGAAAGCAGCAACACGCTCACTATAAAAGACGACAACTTAAAACGATTAAAGAAGAAACCCAAACAGATACTCTGGGTTAAGGATGGGATTTATGGAATAATCCCTATCGAGGCGGTGAAAAATGCTTTGGATGTTAAAGCATTATACGATATAGTTGCTCCAGATTCGTATAAACCTGGAAACAGTATAGAGTTCCAATGGAACGAAACGGTCGAGATTCCTCAGTCGACTGGACGGGCGATGGAAGAATCAAATGGAGAGAAGAAATGAAAATCGAAATATTATTTCATACGACCTCAACACCAAAAAAATGTAAGAATGTGATAGCTGTTTATACTAAAGGTACTTTACTGTGTGTCCAATATAAAGATGGGTTAATTATAAAATACCCACTTTGTAATATTTTTAGTATCGCTGGTTATCATAAGTCGCATTTAGGGAGTACTAATGCCATATAAAAAAGTAGTGGCCATGCTGGATTCAAATGTTCGGATTCTTTGTATAAGACCCTATCCTAATCATAATAAGGGTTGTCCTAATTTTGGAAAAAAAGATGGATGTCCCCCACAAGCTCTTTTGGCAACTGAAATCTTAGATACCGCGAAGCCAATTTACGCCATTTGGAATGTTTTTAATCTGGCTGACCACGTTGCCCGAATGAAAAATGCTCATCCAAATTGGACATGGCGACAATTAGTATGTTGTTTGTATTGGCAACCTAAAGCCCGTAAGCAATTAAAAGTCGAAATTATGAAATTCAAAAAAGAAGTGCCGGGTCAAATTATTCTCAAATGCCCAGAAGCTAATGGTTTTAATATTACAGATACAATGAAGTCTATCAATGAATATTTGGAGTGGCCCCCACAGAGGATTACTTATCAAGTTGTTTTAGCCGGGACAAAGGTTAATAAAATTATTTCACCAACAGAGCAATCACCAATCCACCAACAGTAGTTCCGATGATTCCAAATAAAACAAGATAAATCTTCCATCGACGATCATCTTGTTTTTCGTGGTGGGTCAAATGATTTGTAAGTAAATTCTTTATCGAGCGTGTCTCGCCGATATTAAAGAGAACCAATTCGCGGGTATCCATATCTTCTGTCTTCATTATTTTGGTCTCCTTCTTGGCGGTGCTGGGGTACGCCGTCTCGTTGGTGTTTTCTTAGGTCTTTTACCTTGATCAAGTGCCCATTGACTCCATATCAAACGGCGTGGATCTCTGGTATCGCCAGTAGCCAGATCAATTGCTCCTGTAAATGTGCGGCTCATTTGGGCAGTTGGTACTTTGCCTGTTAAAGCACCAATAGTTTTTGCAGAACTATTAATTGCCTTTCCTATGTCCCCTCTTGCAAAAGCCTTTAGAGTTTTGATAGCTTCTTCCGGTGCCGCTTCTATAATCGAAGTTGAGTTTCCCCAACCAAGAATGGCTCTATTTATAATCCTGCCTAATAACATAATTGTAGCAATAGGATAGGTTACGAGGTCAACAGTAAGTTGTTTCCAGGATTTTGGTAATCCGCCTCGACCAATCATACCAAAAGCAATAGCCGGTAAGACATAAGAAAACATTATTTTATAGGCTACTTCAGCACTACTTATTTCTTTTTTAGCCTTTGCCCCGATTATATCATGGGTATAAAAATTCCAATTATTATTTACCTGATTTTTGAATGTACTAATAATTTTAGCTAATGTGCCACCACGAAAAAACTGCGGTAAATCTTTTGGATTTGCCATAGGCTGTGTTCGGGCAACCCACTTATCAGCATATTCTATAGCAGTTTCTTCATCTTTATTCTGTTGGATAGCTGTATCATATAATGACTTCCATGCCACTACTACTGTATGTTGGTCCATCCATTTAATCCAAGCAGTAGCTTTTTTATCAAATGGATCTTTGCCTTTTACTCTTTTGGCTATAGTGGACCTATCCCACTTCTGTCTAAGATCTCTTTCATAATCTCTTGTTCGCACTAAAGCAGATTTAGAATGGACTTCATCTTTCAATTTAGAAAAATTCTTTGTGGTTTTAGCTAAATTAACAGGAGCGTACTTTAGCATTAAAGGATTAACAGCTACAGCATTGCTAAGCGATAGAGCCTGTCGCATAGAAGATGGTATATTCCAACCAATAGCGTATACTATGGAATTACGCCGCAATATTCTTGCTGTTTTAGCAAATAGACCACTTTCAATCGGTGAATATCCCTTAATAGTATCACGTAACCAAGTATTCAATAATTTTGAACCGTGCCCATAAGTAGCATCATTAAGACTGTCTTTGAATTTTTGATTACGAAAAACAGTTCCTACTTTTTTAGCTACCGGAGCCATAGCTTTGAATCGTTCTATTCGTCTAATGTTATTTAAGTACATTAGTGAAGCACTTAATTCTATTTTCCCAATAGCACGTTTTTTACGTTGTTCTAAAAAACCTTGTTCGGGTTTGAATGATTCTTTAGTAAAATTTTCAACAAGCATGTCAGTAAAGTTAACTTGTTCAAGCGGATCTACATTAGATAATATAATAGGTGCATAATTTAATTCTTTAACAAGTTCTTCTGTGTCTATACCGGCTCGCTCTGCGGCAGCCACAATAGTAGGCCATTGTGATTCATATTGTTCTGCCATCCAACTACTAAGCATTCGCTCAGTTTGACTTAGATTATTAGTTATATCAATTATCACGGCATCGGAAATCTTCATGCCTTCATTAAGGTATCTTTTACCATTTTCATTTTGAGATAATAAGTATACACCTATCTGTTCATCGCGTGTTAATTTAACGCCCGGGGCTATTTCTTCTACTTTACCAAGTAGTAAAGCTGGATCAATCATATTATCATCTAACAGTCGTGTGTATTCTTCTACACCAGCAGTTGTGTTTAATACAGCGATTTCATCAGCAGTTTTAACTGGTTTCCATACATTCTCACGTAATACACCATCTTCTTCACCATCAAGCGATTCTATGAAACGCTCTGGTCGTTGCAGAACATGATATGCCTCTGTCGCCCAAGATTTAATATCAGTTACCATTTTAGAAATTTTACTCTGGTGAAGTTCTTCAGTAGGTGTTAGTTCTTCTTTTTTCTTGCTTATTTCCTGTAATCGCTCAACAGCACGATCTATAACTGGGGCTTCAACTTCAATTCCAGATTGCTCAGCAAGTCCTTCAAGGTGAGCTACAAACAATTCCTGTTCTTCAGGAGTCATCTCTTTCATTGATCGCTTACCAACCGTCTCTTTCATTAGATCTCTACGCGATTCTTCGTCTAATCCAAAAGATTCAGGTAAAGCGTGACCACGCCATAAAAGTTCTTTTTTACTTCTTGGTTCAGCACGTAATCTAATACGTGGTTTGTCTTCTCCTTCTGGTGTTAAAGCCTGAATTACTTCTTCTGCTGATGGTTCAGATGTAGGTATTTCTTGAATAGCACTTACACCTAATTCTGAGACTGGCATTAATTCTTCACCGATTCCACCTTCAGCGGTTCGCTCATATACACGACCTTCTTGTTCTATAGTGCCAGCACCAGCACCTATATCAGCCGGTGTTTCTACTACGATTCGACCTTCTTTAGTTTGATAAACATTAGAACCTGGAGGAATATCCGTTGGAACCTGGGGTTCCGTTCCAGCTTCTTCTGTTATTAGTTTACCAGCACGATATATATTTGCTGTAGATATAGGAGCGTCTATAAGACCACCGAGAATAGTACCCATCACAGCACTATCGGTTAATCGTTCTGCAACAGCATTATAATCAACAGAACCATCTTCCTTTCGAGGCACATCACCACCGACAATCATAGATATAGCTTCTTGTGGTAATTCTTCCAATAGCCCCTCTTTTATGGCGTTTTTGAGAACATTGCGAGAAAATGTCTTTGCTTTACCTAATTTTGTTGCTATCGTTTTTGCGGCAGCCTTTTTATTCTTGAAATATTTACCACCACTACCACCAGCTATCTCGATGCCACCATTTATGATGCCGACCGCGATACCTCTCATCCTTGCCGAGGCTTCCGGTTCTCCTCTATCTAAAGCAGTCTGATAAGCGTTGTTCCCCTCAACAGCATAAGCAGTTAAAAATCCTGCTATTGATGACGGTATAGTAGCACCGCCAGTTAGAGCAGCAGGAGCTAAAGCTGTCCCAAGAAATGGTCCAGTTTCTATAGCACCACCAAAATATTTATCAAAAGCGTTTTCTATAACAGGTTGCATTTCTGGGCGTTTAAGAGCATTATGATACATTCTTGCGTATTCTGCTGGTTTATCGCCATACTCACCAAGTGTAGCTATTCGTGATATTTCTTCAGCTAAATGTAAACCACCACCGACAACCATAGCAGAACCGCGTTCCCAACGCCTGTATGTCTTTTTAAGAAATTTACCTTTAAGCTCTTTTGCATCTTCTTGAAATGCTTTATAATCGTGAGGAGCTTGTACTGCTCTTTGAATTTGACCGGCATATCTATCAATCTCTACTTTTGTAACTGATTTAGAAGCTATATCTTTCTCTATTTCTGTTCCTGGACCTTCTCGAATATTTCTTAATGTATTTACATATTGCTGTTTAGCAGTTTCAAACCTATTCGTACTTCTTTCGCTATCTCACGAGCGGTACGCATTTCTTGACCTATTACTCGTGCCGATTGTATCTGTTTACGTCGTTTAAGTTCTGTCGACGCCGCACGTCGTCTTATCTCTGCTCGTGCCTGTTCTGCTGTGATGGGCATTATCTACCTTCCGCGATTCGTCTTAATTCTTCATCACTTAATTGTGATAAATCTTCTGGTTCGGGTTCAATAGATCGTTGTTCTCTGGTTTCAATATAGTTTCTAACTTGATCCTTAATGGGGCCACCTATTCTGGGAGATATAGCAGCAGTTCTCATTAAATCACTGGTTGGACGCTGCAAAAGAACATTCTGTGCCGCTGTTATACGTTTTAGTTCATTGGTTAATGCTCCATATTGTTCAACTTCTTCGAGTCTCGCTTTACGCCAGGCACCTTGCACAGAACTTTCAGTCGGTTGACCTTCTTTATCGTATCTTATTTTGGTTAGGTCAAAGATTTGAAGCTGTGTTGGTATCGTTTCTTCCCATCGTTTTGGTTTGTACCAACTTTTGATTTGATGGGCAGGATCAATTCTAAATTGTTTTATATTTCCTTCAAGACGATTGCGATAGACATCAAGTTCACTATATTGCTTAAACGCAGGATCGGGTCGGTCTAACTTCATTCTGGCCTGATTAAACGCAAGTTTGTATTTAGTCTGTAATTGATTAATACCACGATTAAACTGATCTCTGGACATTTTATTTCTGACGAACGCATTGGCCTCAACATTATACTGTTCAGTATAAAACTTCTTTAACCGTGTCTCTTCTGGGCTGACTTGCGGCATAACTGCTTGTTCAGGTCGAGTAGGTGCCCTGAACTGTGTAGTCACATCGTCAACAGTAATTGTTCCTGTTCCTCGTACAGCCATTACAGTTCTCCTTAAAGATTAAGTACCGGAACATTACGTGTAAAACTACTTTGAGGCGGGTAATATATATTGCCTATAATTCTACCACCTTCAGGGAGATTAGCTCCAGCCCCACGATAGGTGGTAGTGCCCCCACGAAGAGGGTCATTCCCGGGTGCCATAGGGTAAGCAGTTGTTCGCTGTAATCCCGCGTAAGTTCCAACAGGATCTACCCTACCAAAAAGGCCGCCACCGTATCCCCCACCATACCCGCCGCCACCGCCAGCAN